CACCGGCAATTATAAATTATAGTGGTTATCAAGTAAAAACAGGACCACCTGTACCCGATTTCCCATCTACGATTCAATTTCCTGATATTGATTTAGGTAGTATTGAAATTCCTTCTTTTCCAGAATTACCGGAATTACCAAATATAAGTCCTGTGGATTTATTATCCTCTTTAGCCATATCTTTGCCGGATATAAAAATAAAAGCACCACAGGTTGATATAAACATTAAAACACCAACGATACCGAATGTTGGATAATTATTAAAATTAAATATTTATTAAAAACAATTATTATTATGGATTCGAAATTATTAGTCGGATTAATTAAAGAAGTTGTAAAAAACGAAGTTAAACAACAGGTTAAAGAAGAATTAACTAAATTGATTAAATCCGGTGTAGTTACATTAAACAAAGAAAAAAAGCAACCTTCTTTAATGGAAATGACAGAAGTTGCACAACAAACTACTATTAAAAAACCGCAACCTATTCAACAACAAAGACCTCAACAGACAAAGGAATATACAAAAAACCCAATGTTGAATGAAGTTTTGAATATGACAAGACCATTTACTGCAGAAGAAAGAGTAGAAGGTGGAATGGCGGGAGGTAGTGTTTTGGATATGTTACAACCACAAAAAAGTGTTGAAGAAGATTGGGAAACTATGGATTATAGAATGATACATGATATTCCACAAAATAAACCAAACTTCGAATCAACGGGTGATGGATTGCAAGATGCTACAATAAAAGCATTGACGAGAGATTATTCGGAATTAGTAAAAAGATTTAAATAATGGCAATAGAGCTTGGTAAAGTTAATGTTACCGATTTAACGGAAAATAACTATAAAATACTTGGAATTGGAATTAATAGAACATCCGATTCTAATGGAATTTTTGCAGTTAATTATACAACATTAAAACAAGCAAAAGATAGTTTGACCAATTTAATAATGACAAGAAAGGGTGAAAGAGAAATGAACCCAACGTTTGGGTGTGATATTTGGAAAATTTTATTTGAACCAGTTGTTGAAGATAATATTAATAGTAAGATTGAGGGCGCTATTTTAGATGCTGTTGATATTTGGTTACCTTTTTTGGAAATTCAACAAATAATATTTGATTATGATGATGCAGATATAGATGCTAACAAACTTTTTTTAGATATAAAATTTGCATTAAAATCAAATCCATCTCTTACGGAGACGTTAAATATAACAGTTAAAAATTAAATATGGCAATTAAATCAATAAATAAAAATTGGGGAAGTAATAAAAATATAAATTATTTAGGTAAAGATTTTGATACTTTAAAACAAAATCTTATTCAATTTACTAAAACATACTTTCCAAATACATATTCCGACTTTAATGATGCATCACCTGGTATGGTGTTTATAGAACAGGCAGCTGCCATCGGTGATATGTTATCGTTTTATCAAGATACTCAATTAAAGGAATCAATGTTATCAAATGCAACCGAAAGAAAAAATGTGGTTGCTTTGGCACAATCTATGGGGTATAAACCAAAAGTAACAACACCGGCTGTTACCACATTGACAATTTATCAACTTGTACCAAGCATAGGAAGTGGGTCGGTAAACAGACCTGATGATAGATTTTTATTAAAAGTAAAATCTGGTATGGAAGTTACATCAAAAGCAAATTCATCTATCACATTTATAACAACCGATTCGATAGATTTTGCCAATTCTGGAAGTAGAGAAATTGATGTTGCTAGAAGAGATGAAATAACAGGAGAACCTACACAATATTTGATAACAAAAAAAGTTGAAGCGATATCCGCAAAAGAAGTTTCGGATTCTATATCAATTTCAAATACAACGGATTATCCAAGCATAAACTTAACCGATAAAAATATTATACAAATAGTTTCGGTTACAGATGAAGATAACAACGTATATTATGAAGTTCCATATTTGGCACAAGAAACAATATTTGTAGAACAACCAAATACACTACTAAATAATAATCAAAATGATATATCAGCAGATGTTCCTTATATTTTAGAAGTTCAAAAAGTACCTTATAGATTTTCCGTAAAGGTTAACTCAGATAATACAATGGATTTACAATTTGGAAATGGTACTATAAATGGTAGTGATGAAATTTTAATACCAAATTCAAAAAATGTAGGATTGGGATTAGCAAATTCAGTACAAAGATTAAATCAAGGTATTGACCCTTCAAACTTTTTAAAAACAAATACTTTGGGTATTGCACCTAATGGTAAAACATTACTGATAAAATATTTGATTGGTGGTGGAGTTTCATCCAATGTAAATGCGGGTGATTTGACTTCGATATCTAGATTAGAATTTGAAGAAGATTTATTATCAATTCCTGATGATTTAAAGCCACTATACAACACATATAAAAAATCAATAGCAATAGAAAATTCAGATGCAGCTGTTGGTGGTAAAGATGCAGAAAGTATTGAAGAAATTAGACAAAATGCATTGGCAATGTTTGGTTCACAAAATAGAGCGGTAACCAGACAAGATTATATGGTTAGAGCATTGAGTATGCCTGCAAGATATGGTTCTGTTGCTAAAGTTTATGTAAGTCCAGATGGTGAAATTGATAATAACTCACCGGCATCTATTTTAGCAAGTCCTCAAAACATTGCAGAATTTACTAACTTAGTAGATGGTTTAAAAAATAGTAGCAAATCCGATATTCAAAAAGAGTTAGTTAAATACCTTTCTCAAAAGAAAACATCAATAAATGAAGTAAACAATCCATTTGCAATTAATATGTATCTTTTAGGATATGATGTTAATAAAAATTTAACAACATTGAACAAAACGGTAAAAGAAAATCTTAAAACCTATTTGGGCGAATATAGAATGATTACCGATGGGGTTAATATTATGGATGGATTTATTGTAAATATTGGTGTTGATTTTGATGTAGTTGTTTATTCAAATTACAATAAAAGAGAAGTACTTGCAAGCTGTTTAAGAGAATTGCAAACATATTTCAATATAGATAATTGGACATTTAATAAACCAATAAATCTTTCCGAAATAGAATTGATATTAGCAAATGTAGAAGGAGTTATGAGTGTACCATCTGTTAAAATTTCCAATCTATGCGGTGGAGATGGTAATTATTCACAAAATAGATATAATATAGATGCAGCAACTAAAGGTAAGATTGTCTATCCTTCTTTAGACCCATCAATATTTGAAGTTAAATATCCAAACAAAGACATTAAAGGGAGGGCAGTATAATGCATATATTTTACACATCATCATATGACGCAAGTGTATATCTACAACAACCTGAACAAAATGCAGGTAGAGATGAGATATTAGAAGTAGGTAAACTTTATTACGGAGGAGTAAAGGATATCGCAAGAAGTTTTTTAAAATTCAATCTTTTAAATTTAGAAACAGGTAGTGATTGGAAAGCTTACCTTAATCTTAAATCTGCAAATTCCGAAGAAATTCCATTAGAATATACAATATATGCAAACGCAGTATCTCAAAGTTGGACAATGGGAACTGGTACCAAGTTCGATAATATAACATCGGATGGTATTAGTTGGAAATATAGAAACGGAATTGATACTTGGCAGGATAACGTAATAGGTGGAACTGCTGTATTTGCAAGTGGAACAACTGGTTCTGCGAATGCAGAAGGTGGTACTTGGTATTTATCCGGTTCTGCATCACAATCATTTAGTAATGAACCGGATGATGTTAGAATGGATGTAACTGATATTGTAAGCCTTTGGTTAAGTGGTTCTTTACCAAATAACGGATTTGTCATTCATCATAGTTTAAATGCAGAAAATGATTCTTTAGATTATGGTTTATTGAAATTCTTTTCAAAAGAAACTAATACAATATATGAACCTAAATTAGAAATAGTTTATAATGATTTTTCTTTTAATACAGGAAGTTTGGCGCCTATAACAGGTTCTGCAGAAGATGGGTATAAGGTTGTAATTACAAATCTTAAAAAAGAATACTCAACAAATACAAAAGTAAAAGTAAGAGTAAAAGGTAGAGATATGTATCCTTTGAAATCATTTGGAACAACATTTGAATATGACCAATCAAAATATGTTTCAAATTTATATTATCAATTAGAAGATTATATAACAGGTGAAATTATTTTACCATTTGGAGAATATACAAAAGTTGGTTGTGATTCTACTTCTAATTACTTTATTATGAATTT